TGAAGGACAAATAAAATGGCTATTGAGTTTGATAATGTAGAGATTGAAACTATGGAATTTTTGGTAGATTATTTACAATATAATAAATATCCTGAAGGAAATTTTGATATTACAATTCATAGATTGCAACAAATCCTAAACAAGATGAAAGAATTGCGCTCAAATGCCAATAGAACCATTCCTGAGTAAGCTGCACAAAGTTAGACCGAAAGGTACTGGCAAATGGATTGCTTGCTGCCCGTGTCACAGTGATAAGTCGCCGTCATTAGCCATAAGTGATGATCATGGTGTTATACTGATTCATTGTTTTGGTTGCGGAGCTAATGCCGTTGAGGTGGCAGAAACATTAGGCATAGAGTTATCAGAATTATTCCCTGATGGCGTGACGTATGAAAAGCAACAACGAAAATATTTTCCAGCTGATCAGGTGTTGTCTGCTTTGAAAGTTGAATCTGCCGTGCTGTACCTTATCAGCAAGCAGATGTTAGAGGGTACAGCAACCAAAGAAACAAAGAATGAGATTTACAAATCCATGTGCCGCCTTTGGGCGGCTGATGATTATATTAGGAGGTGAATTAATGATTTGCTATAGAGACAAAACATTTTGCAGTCAGCTATGCGCAAATACAGCGTGCAGCAGAAACATGAATGACGAAGTTATGTCTCGTGCTCGTGCGTGGTGGGGAACTGAAGGAGAACCTCCCATATGTTTTGGAGATTTGCAAACTAATGATTGTGGTTTTATTGAGATTAAAGCAGAGGAATTAAACAATGACAACACCTAAACCAGAAGAAAAATTAGAAAGAATAATGAATCCTAAAACTATAGAGGATTATTCATTGTGTATGAATGAGGAAGAATTTTATAAAACAAAAATTGGCAAGGAATTTATTGATGCATTAAATGAACAAAAAAAACTAAATGACATTTTTCTGCACAGAATTGAATCTGCTGGTAAGCGCACCGGATTAACTTTAGAGAAAGAATTATTTAATATTTTACACGGGAGAAATAATGACAATACATAACAATAAACCAGAAGAAAACATAGAAAAATGTTTTGAAGAAATAAAACAGGTTTTGGAGAAGTATGGGTGTGAGATTTATTCTAATGAAGATATAGAAATATATGATAAAGACAATATTAAATTTTACTCATGGAAAGACTTTGATAAATGAAACAATAAAAACCAAACATGAAACACATAATTAGTTATTCTGGCGGCTTAGGTTCTGCTATTACAGCAGATTTTATATGTAAACAATATGGTAAAGAAAATGTAATTTTATTGTTTGCAGATACATTAGTGGAAGATGACGATCTGTATCGATTTAATAATGACATAGTTAAGTTGTTAGGCATCCCACTTATAAGAATTGCCGATGGTAGAACTCCTTGGCAAGTATTTAAAGATGTAAAATATATCGGGAATACAAGAGTTGATCCGTGCTCAAGAATACTTAAACGTGATCTTATTCGTAAATATCTGGCAGAAAATTACAAACCAGATGAATGCACCATTTGGATCGGGATTGATTGCACTGAAGAACACAGGCTTGCACCTGTAGTTACTCGCAATAAACCCTATCAATATCGATCATATTTTATAGAAAATGACATATTTTTAATTCCAGATTACAAATTATGGTGGTGCGTAGAAAATGGCATTAAAATTCCAAAAATGTATAAGATGGGGTTTACTCATCATAATTGCGGTGGGTTTTGTATTAAAGCAGGCCAAGGTCAATTTGAAATGCTCTGGAAACTTTTACCTGACGTTTATCTGAAAAATGAAAATGAAGAACAAACAGCAATAAAAGAAAACCCAAAACTTAGACCATTCTTACGTAAGACTATTAATGGTAAGTTACGGTATTTAACTCTAAAACAATTTCGTGAGGAATTCTTGGAGCCTAATAAGCCCGTGGATAGTGATGAATTTGGCGGGTGTGGGTGTGCGTTATGAAAGAAAAACCAAACATACTTGATGAGATATGGAAGTTACGCAACGATGAACTATTCGGATATGAGGATGAAAATGAATCTGATGGATTCGCAGAAGTTGAGCAGAAGCAATCAAAAAAGATCGATCTTACAAACCCGCCTGGACTAGTTGGAGAGGTTGCAAGTTACATCAACAGTCAATGTCTATTCCCGCGTGAGAACCTGGCAGTAGCGGCAGCAATAGCATCAATAGGTAACATCGGAGGATTAAACCATAAGCTGGAAGGTAACCGTGTTACGCCAAACATCTTCTTATTCGGTGTAGCAGGATCGGCAACCGGAAAGGAAGATGTACTGCAAGCCGCTATTCAATTGCATATGATAGCCAATATTGGCGCGGCAACACACGGCACCATTAAATCAGAACAAGAAGTTATTCGCAATCTTATTGAACACCAGGCATCGTATTACCTGATCGATGAGATTGGCATCTTCTTGAAGAAAGTTCAATCGGCCAATAGCGGTGGCGGAGCATCGTACTTACAAAATATGATCGGCGTATTAATGTCGATCTACAGCAAGGCACGCAGCAGCATCCTGGTGTCTGGAGACATTAAGCGCAGTATTCGAGCCGATCTGAAAAAAGATTATGCGTATTTCAATAAGGAACTGGATAACGGTTGCGAAAATCCAGAGGTGGTAGAATTGCGCATGCAAGCCATAAAGACTGCATTGGATAATGTTGATCAAGGTTTGATTAATCCGTTTCTATCATTGATAGGATTCACCACGCCAGAAACGTTCAATGGATTTGTTGATGTTGAGAATGTAACCAGCGGTTTTGTTGGACGTTCAATAATCATCAATGAACCAAACAATAACCCGCGCAAGAAAGACGGATTCAAAGTTCGTGATATTGATGAATCATTGCGAGATAGAATCTTATCATTACGATCAAACGGAAGTTTTGACCGGCAGAATTATCGCATAGAGTCAAATGGTGAATACAACATTATTAAAACAGATCAGGATGCTCTACAAGCCCTCGAAAATATTTCTGAATGGTTCTGGCAGGAAGCCGAGAGTCAAACTGAAAAGACAGGGTTTGAGGCGGTTGTACGCAGAGGTTTTGAAATGGTTGAGAAGGTATCATTCATTTTGTCGTTTGGAAGTGAATCGCGCACACTAGAAAATGTTGAGTGGGCTTTCGAGTACATCAAGCGCGATATTGAATATAAAACCATGCTGGCTTATTCAAACGTTAAGGAAAAATCTGATCCGGTAGAATCAATGGCCGCAAAGATCATGTGCAGCATTACGGATGATGGTATTACTGTTGGCCGTATTGTGAATAAATACCGTGCTAAGCGTGACCTGGTGTTACGTGCGATAGATTTTCTGGAACATAAGGGGAAGGTTAAGATTGAGGAACGACAGAATACTTCAAACGGAAGGACTGTTAAGACGATAATAAAAAATTAACCGCCGTTAGGCGGTTTTTGTTTAGTATTAATCTGTTATCATTGCAACAATTCCTAGAGATAGGAACATAATGTAGAAACATATTATCATCATTCCACCATAATAATCAATTTCTCTTTTTCTTATTATTTCTTCCAGTTGAGCTTTTTCTAGTTCATTCATAATTAAATTTTTTTGAAATGATCTTCAAATATTTTTAATTGTTTATCTGTTTCTTTGTCGAACTCTTCTATTGTGCTCCAATCAGATTCAAGTTTTCCTTCTCTCCTTAGATTGTTAATCATATTGAATCGTGTTTTACCTCTTGATCTTATATATCCATAAGCGGCTTCTTTAGCCGCAATCCTGCCTCCAGTATAAAACATATTTATCTGATCTTGTGCAGTTGTCATTTTTATTTCTCCTTTGAGTTTTTGATTATTATTATTTTTGTATCATTAATTGTCAAGAAATATTTAAAATATTCCGCAAAAGTTTTTTTCACAAAATGTTTTATTTGTGTTATATTCCGATAGTGCATTATTACGCACACTACATAACTTATACAAAACCGGTACAGCCAGCACTTTTAAACAAACCTTGTATTGCTGGGAGCTCTTTTTAAAACATATTTCAATTAACTTACTGGCTTCGAGTGGCAGTATACCGCGGTTTTATACAGTTAAGTTATTGAAATCAAACGAGATAGTACAGAAAGCATACTCAAATATTGAGTTACTAACTGGAAAAAATAAAGTAAAAACAATGATTTAGACAGCAAATAGTCAAATAAAATTTAAGCCCTAAGACCCTTCTAATACTATATATAGATATAGATATAGAGAGAGAGCTACATTTAAAATACAGATATATTTTAAAGAATATATCTTTTTTTACGTCCATTTTTCAATCTCTTTTTATTATACGTGAGGATACTAACTGACTATTTACATGTAAATATATGATTTATAAATTTAATCGGAAATAGTAAATTTAAAACATGTATACTTTTTGCACTATTTGCAAATATTTCTTGACTTGGTTGTTGGAGTGCGGATAATTGGTGATGTTGATTATGTGAGGTGGATATGAATAAAAAAGAACTGGATATATTGGAGAAAGCATTTGAAGCTGATATTGCGTCAGCATTAAATAATAATTTATTTCCAATAATACAAACCAAAAGCAAAACCGCAAAGAAACTTTGTGATGATGGTTATCTACGAGAGATTAGTTTTATTTATGGTAACGTAAAAATAACTGGATATGCTTTAACTGATATTGGACATTTTGCTTATTGTGATAGCGATCGGTGCAGGAAGGATTGATTAACTATCATGGCCATATCAAATGAATGTAATGGGAAATATAGTTACACGACATTTACAATGGCTAGTAAAGCGGCAAAGAATCAACGCAGGAGGAAAGATATTGTAAATAAAGTATACAAATGCAAATATTGCAAATATTTCCATGTTGGGCAGGTAATTGGGAATAAGATGAAGAAACAACTTGAGATTATTGGCTATGAATGATATGTTTGTTTGGGGATTACTTGGTGGTATTAGTGCAGCTGTGTTATGGGTGGCGATATGGAAAATAATCTTGTGGGGCAGAAAATAATGGATATGTTTTTAATTGGATTTGCAGCCGGTGGAGTGGCTACTTTGATAATGGTTCTTTTATTGGATGGGGAGGAGTGATATGAACGAAAAATACGAACCGATAAAGTTTGAAACGTGGCAGGAACTGGCTAAGTTTGTGATTGATGGTGGTGAGGTTTATTTTAATGAAAAAACAAAAATTTCTTTTGATGTTGACGAGTCATCATTTAACTTTGTGTTCACGGATCATTTAAGAAATAATTTATATATCAAAAAACAACCAACACTTGAAGAATTGATAGCAATTAAGCCACGGTTGTGTTGGGTGTGGGATTGTGATGATCAAAAAAAAGCTGTGTCAAGTATAGTTAGCGTTGATAGCCAGCATTATAGAAGTCAAAGAAGTTTTTGGAGAAAAGCACAAATGCTAACCGATGATGAGATTAAACAGTTTTTGAGTGATGGGGAATGAGATGGAAAATGTAAAAGGATTTACTTTAATTGAGTTACTGATTGTAATTTTCGCAATTACTACTGTTTTTTTTGTTGCTTTTTCTGGTATTGGGAATAATGTTTCATTCGGATTAACTGGGATTGCAGAAACCAGATGTATTGGTGGATACCAGTTTTTAATAACTGATAGTGGTAGATCATCAAGGCAGATAATGGATGATAACGGTCATGGGGTTAAATGCAAATAATGTCAGATTACAACATTGAAGCGGAAAAGAAATTCATTGATAATATCGGTAGTGGACGGTATTATAACTGGGCAGAAAAGCGCAATCAGCCAACACGTATGGATTTGTTGAAGAAGTATAAGAAAGCAATAACCAAACGTGCAAACTGGATTGGAATGAACAAGGATACAGTGAATGCGTATTTGAGTAATGCGATATTCAAGGAAAGATCAAATGCATAGATCACTAGCATATGAGTCGATGTGCTTTGCAAGAGAAACGCATAAAGACCAGGTAAGGAAATATACTGGTGAACCATACTTCAATCATTTGGCTGAGGTGGTTGCGATATCACAAACAGTTCTTTATGGTGCTGTTGAACAATATAGAGAAAAATTTATTGCAGTTGCTTGGTTGCATGATGTAATGGAAGATTGTGAAGTTAATTTGCATCAATTAAATGGAATGTTTAAAAAAGATATTGCTGATGGTGTTTTAATATTATCTGATCTTGAAACTGGTAATAGGGCGCAAAGAAAAGAAGCAACAAGGAAAAGATTGTCCTATGCACCTGGATGGATACAAACTATTAAATGTGCTGATTTGATCAGTAATGCGACAAGTATCATAAAGCATGATCCAAAGTTTGCGCCAGTGTTTTGCGGTGAAGCGGTTATGTTACTTGATGTAATGGACAAAGCAGACAATAGATTGCGTGATATGGCTTATGGGATATGCCGCCAATAAAACCATCAAAACAATTCATGGAAGATTTTAAATTGTGCATGGAATATTACCAGGTGGATATCGATGAAGCCAAGTTTGAGCGTGATCGGTGTTTGAAAAATATGAATGGGGCAGAGCGATGTTATTCTGTTATTGCTACTGGGATAAGGGGATTGAGTGATGAAAGAAACAATTGAAGAAGTGTTAAGCGATATACAAGGTATTGCTGATCAGATGAAGGAAACAGGATACAACAATGATGCAACTATCGTTAATGCATATTGCGATTTGATTAAAACTGCAAAGCATTATTCTCTGCCGGAAGGTGGAAGGTTAATGGAAATAACTGATTTTACAGTGCCGTTTAAAAACGGTTTTATTTTGCCACAAAAATGTATAACATTCGATTACAAGAATAATGATGGTGGAACAAGGTTTGTATTGTGTGCAAGCGTTAGTCTTCAAGATTGCAGAGGAATAGTTAATAGTGAGAGTGTTGTTACTGCAATCATGAATTCAGGTAGTGAATCGATAACTATGGTTATGCAGTTTGATTTTTATGATGATGATTGCGGAATAAATCCAGTAACAGCGATAATCCCAAACAACTGCATTAATGATGATCATCTTGAGTTTATTCCATTTACAATGCTGCGACAACTGGCAGAACATCTTGATGTAAAGGAATGCATGAAGGATATTACTGATGATATTTTTGTGGTGTACGAACTAGGACTTGCTCTATCATGTCAAAATGTTAAGGAGGTAAACGAACAGTCACGTAGAGGTTTGGTTCGTGTGGTTAATGGTGAAAATATATGGTATGATGAGATTCATAATCTTTCTTTAGTGGTTAATTGATTGGAGATTAAAATGAGAACGTTAGTTACCAGTTATGCCGTTGCTTTTGGTATTATGTTATCTTCCGTTGCAGTTGCAGACAGTCACGGATTGTATGACTATTATGGATATGGAAGCCGTTATAATAATCCTCGTGTTGTTTATCCTGATAATGTGCAGTTATACATAATGCAGAAACAAGCAGAAAGAATGCAGAAAGAAAACCATGATTACGCAGTCCGTCAAGGATTGAAAGATGCGTGGCGTGGAGATGGCGGTGGATGTGTATCTTGCGATTCTCCTGTTAGGGGTGGATATTGATGGCATTCAGAGACGTTTCAAAGGCGTTGAGTTGGGCTTATATGATGCAAGAGAAGGCGATCATCGATGCGCCTGGGTATTGCGCTGGAAGTGGCACAGGAAATGAATTGCTGATAGGTTTAAACGCGCAGGAAGCAATGCAGCAATCAGCGGATATCATCGGTATTGTCAATTCTTTGCCAGATAAGCCGTGTGCCCAGTATATCAATGCGATGTATGGGAAACGTTTTAATAATACGAATGAGTTGATTGAGCGTGTTGTGTCCCGTCTTGGGACTATAACGGCTTATCGTCGTGGCGTGCAAAATATACTGGCCAAGTATTGTGGCATGGAAGTAACTAAAGAACAAATCAGATCAGAATTGAAGTGTGATAATAACCGGGTGACGTATATACGTGACAAGGTTTTTTATATCCTGGATGATGTGCATAGAATGTCACTTGGATATGTTGATAGTGAATTACGGGATAGGGGTTTGGTTTAATTAATGTCGTAATAGTTTTTCTGTGTTTGGGTATTGACAAGGATAATCCAGACATGGTATAAGATTTTTGTATAGTGGGAGAAGTATGCTCTAATGCCACAATGATTAATCTGCCTCCCTCCTAACGGGAGTTTATGCCGCCAGTGATTCAGTTCACGGCGGCTTTTTTATTTGGATGATGGAAGATAAGGAATGACTGCCCCTAAGATAGTTGATTGGGAAAGAGTAGAGGCAGAGTACAGGATAGGCATAAAAACTCTAAGAGAGATAGCTGAGCCTTACAAGATAACAGAAGCCGCTATTCGCAAGAGAGCAAAGCGAGACAAGTGGAGTAGAGATTTAACCGAGAGAATCAGATTGAAGTCTGATGACAAGGTACGCAAGGCTTTGATGGTGCGCGAACCGAGTTCTCTTTTAACTCCAGAAAACGAAGAGGATGTTGTTGAGTTTGTCGCTAATGATAATGCGATGATTATAACAAAGCAATCTGAACGTGTTGATGATAGCTTATCTATTGTTGATTCAATGTTGTTTGAGTTAAGAACACAGGTAGAGAATAAAGAGATATTCGAGAAGATTGGAGATATTCTTCGATCAGAAGACAAGAATGGAAATGATAAGCTGAATGATATTTACCAAAAGGTTATTTCATTTGGTGGAAGGACAGATAGTATCAAAAAGCTCTCAGAGACTCTAAAGACGTTGATAGAATTGCAGCGCAAGATTCGCAAGATCGATGATGAAGTAAGCGTTGATACTAACAAACGGGTAAATATCAAGGTGAATTTCATTGATGCCTGAGATTGAGGTTAATGCTTCATTCCCCAAGAAACTGCAATTTCTGTTTGATCGTTGCAGATACAAGGTCGCATACGGCGGCAGGGGAAGCGCAAAGTCATGGAGCTTTGCTAGAGCATTGCTGATTATTGGTGCTGATGAGGTTTTGCGCATTCTCTGCGCTCGTGAAATTCAAAAGTCAATCAAGCAATCTGTGCACAAATTATTGTGCGATCAGATCATAGAGCTTGGACTTGAGAATGAATATGAAGTGTTCGAGACTGAGATACGTGGTCGCAATGGTACGCACATAAGTTTTTCTGGCCTGTCTGATCATACAGTAGCAACAATCAAATCGTTTGAAGGTTGCGATATTGTGTGGATTGAGGAAGCACAGACGGTATCAAAGCGTTCATGGGATATTCTTGTTCCAACCATTCGCAAGGATGGATCTGAGATATGGGTAACATTCAATCCTGAACTGGATACTGATGAAACGTATATGCGCTTCGTGGTTAATCCACCTGATGATTGCGTATCGGTAGAAATTAATTATTCTGACAATCCCTGGTTTCCAGAGGTATTGGAGAAAGAGCGAGAGCGTTGCAAAATTGTTGATCCAGAGGATTACCCCACGATATGGGAAGGCAAGTGCCGATCTTCGGTTATTGGTGCTATCTATGCCAAGGAAGTAGATTCTGCGATACGTGATGGTCGTGTGTGTAACGTTCCTTACAATCCTTTGTTGAAAGTTCATGCCATATGGGATTTGGGATGGAATGATTCAATGTTTATCATCTTGGCACAGCGCGTGCGTAATGAGATTGGCATCATCGAAGTGATTGAAGAAGATCATAAGACTCTTGACTGGTATGTTGGAGAGCTACAGAACAAAAGATATAACTGGGGATATGATTTTCTTCCTCATGATGGTGAACATGGGGACTTCAAAACTGGTTTAAGTGCCAAAAAGATTCTTGAGAAATTTGGTAGAAAGGTCAAAATTACCCAGAACATACCTATCGAGGATGGAATTAAAATCGCTAGGATGTCGTTTAGACAGATGGTTTTTGATAAAAACAAGTCTGCACGACTGATTGAGTGTTTAAAACGATACAAGCGTTCGATCAATAGAGCAACGCAAGAGCCTGGTTCTCCAGTGCATGATCAGTATTCGCACGGCGCTGATTGTTTCAGGTATCTTTCATTGGTGGCTGATGAGCTGACTAATGAAACAGAAAGACGCTCGCAGAATACAAACTTCACAACATTCGGTACAACCGTTTCTGGCATGGGTGGTTAATGGAAATAATGGAAGCAGAAATAGCGGAAGAATTGCCGCCAGATTTGCAAGAGATATTAAACATTCATGATCAACTAAAGAAAAAACGCGAAGAAGAAAAGCAAAGACAGCTTGATGCACTAAGTAAAGTTATCTCAAAGAAGCGTGATGAGGTTGTTAAAGCTCGCCGTGCTAGTGGTGTTGAACAAGTATGGGAAGAGGATCAGCATAACTATGAAGGTATAGATGAGTTCAATCGTGGCGGTTTAAAGCCAAAGTATACCAAGTCACGGTCAACTGATGGCGGCATTATGTCGAATGCTGCTGGTGGAAAGAACCAGAATCAATGTACTGCATTCTTCAATATTACCAGGCAGTTTGTTGACTCTGCTACCGCTCGCATGGGAGATATCCTGTTACCTGCTGGGGACTGGAACTGGTCAGCCGATAAGACACCTGTACCAGATTACATAGAGAATGCTGGCAAGGGTAATGTTATAGACCAAAACGGTCAAGTATTGCAACAGGATTATGAGCAAACATCAGATCATGCAGAACGTGAAGAGCGCGCAGAGAACAGGATAAAGGATTGGTTAGTTGAAACTCGCTATCATGCAGAGTGCAGAAAGGTTATAGAATCGTCTGGTCGTCTTGGAACTGGCGTACTGAAAGGGCCATTCCCGCAAAAGCGCAAGACAAAAGCGTTTTACAATAACACGCTTGAGATAATTGAAGAGGTTGTTCCGTCAACCAAAGCAATCGATATCTGGGATTTCTTTCCAGATTATCCTAACTGCGGTGAAGATATCCAGGATGGTGAGTTTGTATTCGAGCGTGATTACATCACAGCCAAGGATTTAAACGAGTTTGCAAACTCTCCTGAACTTGGATATTTCTCTGATGCAATCAAGAAAGTTATCGAAGAAGGGCCTGGAAAGAAATATACCGATGGTTCTGGCAAAACAAAGTCAGAAGATATGTTTGAGGTTTGGTACTACACCGGCTGGATTGATGTAGAACAAACACAGATATTTGATGATGACGACCAAGGAATTGAAGGTGAAGATGATGACGAGTGCGCAGACTTCCGCATGTTCGTTATTGTTATGGTCAATGATACCATTATCAAGGGCCATGAAAGCCCACTAGATACAACATTTCCTTATGATGTAATGGTGTGGCAGCGTGTCGCAAATATGCCTTGGGGTATTGGCGTGTCTAGGCAAATGCGTGAATCGCAACAGTTTATGACTGTATCAGCGCGCAACCTGGTTGATAACATGGGACTTGCTGCTATTCCTATGATTGCTATTCGCCGTGATGGGATAGAGCCAGAGAACAAGCAGTGGGAGATAAAGAAAGGTAAAGTCTGGTGGCTGACTGATGAAGTAGTTAAGAACATCAATGAATCAATTCAGTTCTTAGCTGCTCCAACTATGCAAGCCGAGCTAGTCGCTAATATGCAATTGGCTACCAAGATGGCAGAGGACTCAACCGGGATTAACTTCCTGTTGCAAGGTCAGCAGGGCTCAGCTCCGGATACCGTGGGCGGGATGGAATTGCTGCATCGTAATGCATCGGCGTTATTGCGTAGGATTGCACGCATTTATGATGAGAACGTAACAGAACGACATATTAAACGTTATCACGAATGGCTATTGCTGTACGGTGATGATCAAGATAAATGCGACTTGCAGATACAGGCTATTGGTTCTAGTGCATTAGTTGAGCGCGAGATACAGGAAATGGAGATGTTGCAATTGCTGCAATTCTCTTTAAATCCTGCGTTTGGTGTGTCACCAGCTAAAACAATGCAAGAACTTCTGCGCGCTAAACGTTTCGAGCCAGCCAAGTTTGAAATGACTGAAGAAGAGAAGCAAAGAATATCTCAGCAACAGCCAGCGCCTCAAGTTCAGGCCGCTCAGATACGCGCTCAAACAGAACTGCAAAAAGCACAGATGAGCAATCAGGTTGAAATACAGAAAGTTCAATCAGATCAAGATAGGGATGCGTTATTTCAACAAAGCGTAGCGCAACGCAGTCAACTTGATTATGAATACAAGATGAAGTTATTGGAGCAAGAGAACATCAAGCTGCAATTGCAGAAAGACTTAGCAATACTGGAATACTCAACTAAACAACAGATTTCACTTGATGAGACAAAAGCAAAACTTACGAGCGATGCAATGAAGCTAAACGTACAGAAGGAGCTTGCATCAATGACACAGACACCTAAGCAGATGTTGACTCCGCCAGTTGAGCCGCAAGGACGTGCGCCTGATGGCGAGGCATTCCAGCGATGAAGATATTCCTTGATACAGAATTTACAGGGTTGCATAAAGATACAACTCTAGTATCTCTTGGAATGGTAACAGATGATGATGTTTTCTTTTATGCTGAGTTTACTGATTATGATAAAAGTCAGATTGATGATTGGCTGCAATCTAACGTAATTGATAAACTGTATGTTAAAGAAGATGCTTTGATAGCCAGCGCAGTATGGATCAGCGATGATACCGCAAGAAGGTATGACTCTAATCTCGTGCTTGGCAATAGCGATCATGTCATGTTTGCATTGCGGAAATGGCTGGAACAGTTTGGTAATATAGAAATATGGTCAGATTGTTTAGCTTATGATTGGGTATTATTCAACAACATATTTAAGCATGCATTTAATTTACCAAAGAATATTGGATACATTCCATTTGATATTAGCACTTTAATGAAAATTAAAGGTGTTGATCCTGATATCAATAGAGAAGAATTTGCGAGAATAAAAATAGATGGTAACAAACATAACGCTTTATATGATGCGAAAATAATTAAAGCATGTTATGAAAGATTGGCTTTAATTAAATGAACCCGCCAAACAAGTTTGAATTGAGTGGTGTTGAACGATCTGATCCGTTATGGCGCAAGTTAAGTGAATACTTTGAGAAGAGAATAACCGACCTGCGTGACCGCAATGATAACACTGAACTTGATGACAAGCAGACATTGAAGATAAGAGCAGAGATTGCGGTGTATAAAAGTTTGTTGAAGTTATAGGAGAAAGTAATGAATAAAGATGAAGAGATAGAAAAAGAAATAATTGAGAAAGGATTGGTTGCTCCACGCATCACAATTGATGATATTAATAACTCCATAAAGGAAGAGACTTTTACTGTTCTTCCAAGTAGAAGAACGATGATATGTGAGCTAACTCTAAGAAATGGGTTTACTGTTAGAGGGGAAAGCTCATGTGTAAGTATAGAGAATTTTGATTATGATCTTGGCAAAAAAATATCCAAAGATGATGCAAGAAATAAAATATGGGTATTAGAAGCATATTTACTTAAAGAAAGATTGTTTGAGAAGTAACTATGCCACTATTACAAGGGTATTCAAAAGATACTATCAGCAAGAATATTGCTACTGAGATGAAGGAAGGAAACAGACCACAACGCCAAGCCGTGGCTATCGCATTGAGCAAAGCCAAGGAATCTAAGAATAAATATAGTAAGTAAAGAAATAATTAACAACACCACCTACGCCTCTCAACGATGCGCACCATGGGTGGTTTTTATTTATGGCCGCCTTGAGCGGCTTTTTTATTTTAATCGACCGAGAGGCCAATAATGAAAGTTGAAACAGTAGAACCAACAGAAGATCAGGTAATTGAGTTAGCCAAGAGTCAGGAAATGAAGTCACTAATGGACGGTTCAGAATCGCCCTTGATTAGTGAACAATCGCCTAAAGAACCTGTGCCAGAGGTTAAAGATCAGGAACCTGCGGCACAGGATGATGAGGATAACAAAAAACCTGAGAAAGTTGAACCTACTGCACAGGAACAATTGCAAGCTGCGTTGGATAGGATACAAAAGCTCGAGCGTGCGCTGGATAAAACCAACGGTACATACGGTAATGAGCTGAGTCACTTGAAGCGCAAGATATCAGAAGTAGAAAGCCAAAGACGTGAAGCGGTGAAAAGTATTACTCCTACGCAATTGAAGCGTATTAGTGAGCAATACCCGGAACTAGCCGAAGCATTGGCGAATGATTTAACGGATGCATTTGGTGCAAGTGTTGAGACAAAGCAACAAGAAACAGTCAAGCAAGAACCGCAAGACGATCCGCGATTGAATGACATAAAAGATACTACCAGCAAATTGGCAGGTCAAGTTAAACAAATTGCGTTGAATGAGTTGAGTCGTGTTCACAATGATTGGCAGTCTGTTGCTGCATGGGATACCAAAACAATACCTGGTGTTGGCGATGTTATTGAATGGAGCAATCCTGCATTTGGTGAATGGGTTAGTAAACAGGATGATGATGTTCGTGAAGTTGTGTTCAATAGCGATGACATATCTGCCATCTCTCAAGTAATCACAAAGTTCAAAGAATCAATCAAGCCGAAAGAAGACGACCAGACAACCAAAGAAACTCAACAAGCAAAACCAAGCATCAACAAAAAACTTGAAAAAGCGGTGCTTCCAACTGGAAAGCGTACTGGTGCGCACGAATTACTTTCAGAAGATGAAGTAATAGCGCAAGCCATGCGTGAGGAACAGAAGCGCATTATGAACGGATATTAAGGAATAAATTAAATGACTATTCAAACGTTAGACTTATCGGCACAGCGTATTGGTGTTGCGCTTGGTCGTATCTTGGGACATGCTCAACCAAAGATTGTTTTGGGTACTGTGGGCATGATGGATTCACGCAAGAAAAATACTGGTGCTACAGTTAAATATCGGCGTTGGTTGCCAAAAGGCGCTACGACTTCTAATCCAAACATTTTCTTCCCTGATGCAACAACGGCCGATCGTTCGGCAACGTATGCACAGGCACAGCAAACATCAGAGGGCGTTACTCCTAATGCTGAGACTCTGACACCGCAAGACTTCTCTGTGAGTCAATTGCAGTTTAGTGTTCTGTATGGCTTTACCGATCAAACGGCCGATCTGTATGAAGATCCAATCCCGAAAGTGATGGAGGAAATGGTTGGTGAACGTACCGGGCTGATCTGCGAAATGCAATTGTTCGGCGTGCTGAAAGGTTGTACCAATAAGTTCTATGGCGGTACTGGAACTAGCCGCGCAACGGTTAATGGAACAATCTCATTGAACTTGCTTCGTCGTGTTGCTCGTAGCTTGATGGCAAACCATGCCGAACCTGTTCGCCGGATGTTTATGCCTATTCCTGCCAATGGTAATTACAATACAGCGCCTATCGGTGGTTATTGCTTCCCTGTGTTTATTCATACTGACTTAGCGGCTGACATTCGTGATCTTCCAAACTTTACGCCAGTTGAACGTTACCCAGAAGCATCGAAAGCAGTAGAGAATGAATTTGGTCGTTGCGAAGAGTTTCGCTTTATCGCATCTCCTGATTTGATCTCAATTCAAGATGGCGGTGCCGCTATTGCTGGTGTAGTTCCTCCTTTAAAATCTTTAACAGGTACTTCTGCTGATGTGTATCAAGTTGTTGTTGGTTCGCAAGATGCATGGGGACACTTGGGATTGCAAGGTTTTGACAAAGACAATATCACTCTATTGCCAACCGGACAGAAAGATAAAGCCGATCCTCATGGTCAACGTGGCTATGTTGGTTCAATCTTCTATTACAACGCCGTGCGCCTGAACGAAGGTCAAATGGCAGTGATTGAAGTGGCAGCTAATGCGCTGACTAGCTAAGGGGTGATGCCATGACAATGGAAAAACTCAACCAACGCATTAACCAATTCTCTAATAAATCCGATGCTCGGAACTTAGTTCTAGTGCTGGAAAAGATTTACAAGAGACTGGGGAATGTTGCCTTGACCACTCCGACATTAGCTGTTGCAACTACTACGACTAAGATTAAATCAACAACCGATTACTATGGGTTTGTTGGTGGAGTATTGGTTAAGAAAGCCGCAACAGATAATCTGATCACATTAACTACTGCTGCTAATACTACGAATGCTTTATTTAATGTCGTGGTGTTTACCATCAACAGTTCAGGAACAATCACTAATCGTTACGGTACGCAAGGTTCAACCTTGGCGGCTATTACATGGCCTTTGTTACCAGCCGACGAAGCTATATTCGGCATATTGTTATTGAACCCAACTGGAACGGGTGATTTTGTTGGCGGCACAACTGCTGTTAATGATGGAACTGTTGCACCTGGAGCAGTATACATCAGTCCACTAAGCGCATTAAGTTTTAGCGCAATCGCAAATTTATAAGGAGTAGTTGAGAATGTCTCAATCAATCGATTACAGAGGTATAACCGCAGCCTTCTCAAAGTGCGGTTTGGCGGTAGGAACAACCAGTACTATCACGGCTGCAACAGCAACAACGTATGCAATTCAGGGAAAGACCTATACCAAAACTTTGGGCAGTAATCAGACTCATCCGACTAATGATTCAAATACTGGGACTACATTTGTTGCGGTGCAGCCAGGTTTTGGTTGCGCATTGGTGTATGGATTTAATGCTGCTGGCGATCTTGTTGCAGTTCAAGGAAACCCACAGGCATTGACCGGCTCTACTGATGGTAGTAATGCTGCTTGCAAATTTATCACTGCTCCAAACTTTGCGTCAATCCCTGATGACTTTTGTCCTGTTGGGTATGTGATTCTGAAAGTCGGTAGTGCTGTAACCAATCCATTTACACCAGGTACCACTGCTTGGAATACATCCAATGTTGGAACTGGCACACCTGTAAGCGTTACAACTCTGCCACCAAGACCACAAGTAGCTTAATCACCATGTTGTGATTGTAGTAACGGAAGCGTTCAGAAATGGGCGCTTCCAGCAACATCTTAATAACCAAACGGAGGATATATGGCAGGAAGACGACCAGCAAAAAGACCAATGATTAATACCAATGATGTGGCAGAACCAAAGAATACAAATATTGATCTGCACTCAAGCATCCCAGAACAGCAAGTGTATGACACCCTGCAAGATTTAAATTTTGCCACGGTAACTGATGAGTCTTTGAAAGATGACAATATTAAAAAGTATGCTCGTGACTTGGCGTTTATGGAAGAAAAGGTTGTGTTTGTTGTTCAACCAGGAAGCAAGGATGAGTCACCAGTTCTAACACTTGGAGTTAATGGCCAGAACGTTCATGTAACTCGCGGTCAACCTATAAAAGCAGCAAGAAAATTCTTGAACACATTGTTCACTTTTACTCATGAGATGGCTACAGAGCAGTATGAAGATTCAAATGGACTGAAGCAGACAAGAGTCAAGAAATTACAGCAACCAGCATACCCAGTAAGTTTGCTTGAAGATACACAAGAAGGAAGAAACTGGTTTGCAGCTAATCAACGTAGCTATTACGTCTAATGAATTTACTGCAACTTGCGCAGCGCCTTCGGTTAGAGGTTGGTGCATCAGGTACTGATTCTACCGTAACAATTGCTACTGGCGAATGGCAGCGATTGATAACGTGGTGCAATGCTGCTTGGGAAGAGATTCAGCGCAGACACACTACTTGGAATTGGATGCGACAATCAATATCGTTCTCTACCATTGCTAGTCAAGGTGAATACGCTTATGCATCAGTACCTTTATCAATAACATCATTTGCCAGTTGGGATGTTACGCGGTTCCGGGTGTACAAGACATCGATAGGTAATGAGAACTTCATGACGTTCATGCCATATGATCGTTTTATTGATACTTATCGTATTGGCACTACACGCACAACAGAAGGATATCCAAACGTAATTACGGTATCTCCAACTAACTCGCTGTTGGTTTCATTGATACCTGCTGATGCTTCTTATGTTATAAGTGGCACGTATTATAAAGGCGTTACAACGTTATCGCTAGATGCCGATACACCTGATATGCCAGATCGTTTTCATATGGCTATTGTGTATCTTGCAATGCAGTATTACGCAATGTGGGAAAGCGCACCTGAAGTTATGGCAAGAGGTAAGTCGATGTTTGGCAAAATGATCGTGCAATTGGAAAACGATCAGCTTCAATTGTTAACGACAAACAGGGAATCATTCTAATGGCAGATAGCGTATTCAGTCAGATCAAGACGGATATTATTCCGTTCTTCGGTGGACTTGATCTTGTTACAACTCCTGTTCTTGTGCCACCTGGAAGGTTAATATCAAGCAATAACTTTGAACCAGATATCAATGGCGGGTATCGCAGACTTCCAGGTATAGAGCGTTATGACGGACACGCAAGTCCGCACGATGGTAATTATTATATTGCTGTTGTAACAATCAGTGGTGTTATTGCAATCGGTGACACGATAACCGGCGCAACTAGTGGCGCTACTGCTAAAGTGTTGTCTGTTGTTGATTCAACGCATTTGGTTGTTAACAAAGTAACTGGTGCATTTGTTTCTGAATCATTCACAATATCCGCTGTTGTTCGCGGCACAATATCATCAATCAATATTAATTCTGCTGCAACAAATGCGTTACATGCGTATTACAAAAGCTTAACCGCTGATGATTACCGTGCAGATATCAGTTCGGTACCTGGATCTGGTTATGTGCGCGGGGTGAAATATTTCCAAGGAAATGTTTATGCTTGGCGGGATAATGCTGGCGGCACTGCTTGCGTTATGCATCGCGCAACTGCTTCCGGATGGACTCCAATAACATTCGGCAAAGAGATTCAATTCACTGGTGCAGTAGGACAGATATTTGATGGCGATACGGTTATACAATTAACATCAGGTGCGACAGGTGTTGTTAAACGTGCATTGCTGCGATCCGGTACATGGACGGTATCCGGTGTTGGTACATTGGTGTTCGATACCGTAACTGGAACGTTTGACGCTACACATGCCATACAGGTTGGTGGAGTTACAAAGGTAACGGCCTCATCATTATGCACTGATATCACGTTATCACCAGGCGGCAAGTTTGACTTTGATGTTTATAACTTCTCTGGAAGTTCAGGCACTGAAAGATTGTATTGTGCTGATGGCGTTAATATCATGGGTGAGTTTGATGGCACTCGATGGGTTCCTATTCGCACAGGCGCAACGCCTGATACGCCTACTTATGTCAAAGGCCACAAGAATCAACTCATATCTGCAATCAATACAGATTTAATTGTTTCATCCATTGGTGCGCCTTATACGTACACAGCCATAACCGGAGCAAGTGATATTGCTGTTGGTGAAGTCATTACCGGGATTAAACCGCAGGTTGGTGATTTCAGTGCTGGTGCTATGGTTGTAACTACAAAGAATAAGATTCTTGTTCTGTATGGTAATAATACGACAGATTTCAACTTAGTAACTTATGCTCCTAATAATGGCGGCAGAGCATACACATTACAGAATATTGGATTTGCTCACTTTCTTGATGCACGTGGTGTTACGCAGATGGCTACGTCAAGAAACTATGGCGGGTTCCAAACGAACGTATTAACCAATGTCGTGCAGCCATATGTAGATTCCAAGCTTGGCCTTGAGATTGCAAGCTGTATCATCAGATCATCCAATCAGTATCGAGTGTTCTTCAGTGACGGTACTGGATTGATATGCCAAATTGTTCCAGATCCACAAGGAACTACTGCTGTTGGTGCATCAATGCCATTTGATTATGGCGATGTGGTATTTAATACCGTTGATTCGGTGGTTGATGCTTCAGGCGTTGAGCGCGTATTCGGAGCGGCAACTAATGGATATGTGTATGAATTGAATGTTGGCACAAGCTTTGATGGCTCTGTTATACCATCGCATATTATGTTGACGTTCAACAATTCCAAGTCCCCAAGATTACGCAAGCGTTACCGCAGATCGATATTGCAATTCAGATCAGGAAGTACAGCAACGATACGTGTTGGCTATGACTTATCTTATGGCAATGGAGACGCATCATATGGCAGCTCTGTATCTAGCACTGCTTATGGTGCTGGAGGCTTTTGGGATTCGTTTACATGGGACAATTTCACATGGGACGCATCTTATGCGCAACAGATAACTATAAATACTGTTGGAACTGGAGAAAATGTTTCTCTTGTTGTTAGCAATAAATCTGATCAAGATGATCCATTTACGATACACACATGCTTCTTACATTACACACAAGGAAGATTGAATAGATGACTGATTATACTCCTACTGGCGAACCGTTAAACGGCAGCAGAGGAAATTCTACCGCAATCCAAAATGAATTTGCCTTGATTCAAACAGCAGTTAATTCTAAATCAAATTCAAATAGATTTGTTTTTGCTGATTCTGAATCGGCTGGTGGGACCACTAACGATTATGTTGTCACAGTAACGCCAGCAATAACGTCATATACAGCAGGAAGCTTTGTAGAGTTTCAATCAACGCACGCGAACACCGGATCATCGACATTAAAAATAAGTGCGCTAACAGCAAAAACATTTAAAAATGTAAATGGTAGCGCATTATCTTCAGGTGATATAAAAAGCGGTGCATTCGTTCTTGCGTTCTATGATGGCACAGATTTTAGATTGGTTAGCGCAAATGATAAATCATTCAAATCTGGAGACACTTATACCGGAACTCATGATTTTACTGGAGCAACCATAACA